GGTATAAAAGTGGGGTGCTTATCAAGACCGTTAACTTGTCCTTGATACCCTACAAAAATCTGACCATTATAAATATTTAAGAAGTCACCAAGTATCGAGAGGCTAGTGTCTTTTTCTTCATTAAGCACAGATGAGGCGTTACCGATTGTAGCTGCTGCCCAGTTTTCGATGCTCTCAATATCTATATTGTGCATACCACAGCGTTTTGCTATCTCAAGCCCTGTAATGGACACCGCGCAAGCGGCTGAGTAGAAACGATGCTTTTGTGAGAACTTAGCTTTAGCGTCAAACCTAACCCGTGTTTCTTTATAAAGCTCCGTGCATTCTTCACGATTGCTGAGTATGTACTTAACAATAGCTTCCCCTGCAAAACCATAATTGAATCGAAGTACGTCTGTGTAAATATGGTCAGTCTCCTCTTTTGTCATCGAGTCATCAGGCTGAATATAAAGCTCTAGTACCCGCATCATCTCGCCTTCTGGGAGTGCTTTGTGTGAGAGCAATACGTCATATAAGCTGTTATTACCTGATGTTATACAAGGTAATTCCCAAGTCGTTCTGTTTTTACGTAGCGCGTTTACTTGAGCCTGCATTCTGTCACGACCTTTACCTTGCGTAATCATATATGCAATCGTGCCAATCTCAGCAGGTGGCAAGTCAGTAATCTCGTCAACACACATAGGCATATTTTTAAGAACCCCCATGAACATCTGACGGGCTAGAAACTTATCATCAAAGCTCATCATATTACACTCTGGGTGTCCCCAGATACTGCCTATCATATGCTGAATAGTTGTTTTACCAACCCCAGAACGCTCGTTAGTTAAGTGTACTAGAAAGCCTTTAATGCCTGAGAATCGAACCAGTGGAGCGCCAAACCCTACGCCTAATGCGAAGGCTCGTGCTTCATTACCTTTCTTACCATACAGGTTAGCAATTCTCACCCATTCAGACAGCTCACCAGCAGGACGGAACTTATCTGCTATCTCTTGCGTTGACGATGATGGTGGGCTGTAGCGCACACCCTCAATACTAATCTCTCTTGTGCCAATAACAAAGCACTCATCATCATCATGCCACCCAAACTGCGCACGGGCTACCTCAGCTTCTTCTGTTTTTTGCAGGTGGTGTACGTAGTTAGCAAGGTACTCCATGATATTAGTCATTTTCTTATCCATTGCCGCAACACCCTTAGACGCAAGAATAACGCGAGCTTTATCACGAGACAGAATATCTTGCAGAGGAGCTACAAACTCTTCAACACCATCGCGTGGCAAATGCAGTTTAATAAGCGCCATCTCACCTACTTCTTCATCTCTCAAACGCTTTTCAACAAACAGGTCATTCTCGTAAATTAATATATCTGTTTCTAGGTCAGCATCGGTCTCCCCATTCTTTGCAAGCGGTGTGTTTTTCTTCATATATACACCCCCATTCTTACCGCGAAAATAGGGCTTGGGGTAAGTCGGAATAATAAACGTCGTGTCTTCGTTAAGCCCTTTGTGCCTAGCCACTACGATATTATCTTCTGGTGTTGCTTCAGGCACGTACATCCCAAGTCGAATTGGGCTATTTAGTTTTCCCTTGTGTACACAGGTGTCACAACGCTCAGCGCCGAAAGAGCTTTGAAAAGTAACACACCGATGCGCTCCGCCTTTAATCTTATTTGCTTTTGCTTCTACTTCGTATGGGTCATAGTGTTCATACTGGCGAGACATTAAATGAATCGCTTTATCTCTATCTTCACAGAACTGGGCAACAGATAGTGCATCTCTCCACATAGGTTCAGACATATCGTTTTGGTGTGTGTAGGCGTGAGCTAGTTGATTACAACCGTGCCCTTTTACACTCATACGCATAATCTTAGCAAAATTAGCTTTCTCTCCAAATGCTAGCTTATCCGTTGGGTCATCGCCTGTTGGGTCGCCAAAAGAATAAACCGATGTACCACCTGTAAAATCTAAACACCGCTTGAGCGACGAAAAGGAATTCGACTCGGATAATAGGGCAAGACCAACATCTTTAGGGTTTGATGGAGACTTATAGTTCTTAGTCTGGGGTAATCTAAGTATTCTTGCTGCATCTCCTGTTATCCCTGCATCAATTTTAAACCCTACTGACAAGCAGACAGACTTTAGGTGGTCAGCAAAAGGCTTCCAATCGTTATATGATATTTCTTCGGTTAGTGTCCAATAGCAATGCCATCCATTGCCTGAGTTTATTATTGTTGGGTAAGGTAAATTTACCCCTTCACAGAACGACATGATCGCATTGTAGCCCTGCTTTTGGTCTGGGTAATCTTTAGTAGGACCACAGTCAACGTCTACCCAGAACGATTTAAAATACTTGGCATTAATCGCTAGCCTGTTTTCGTTAGTCTGATACCTTGCAACTCCGAAGTAAACATCCTCCTCGTGAGCTACTAAGCTATTAGCATGAGATACTGCTGCATCCACATCTTGAAAAAAGCTGGGGGACAAAACTCCTTTTTTAATGCCTACAATGCAGTAGTATCCCTGCTTGGCAGTAACGTGTTCTAAAAAGTCGCGCTTATCCATAACGAACCTAAAAATTTGAGTATAAAAAAGGGCGGCGCTTTGACCGCCCTCGCTTCATGGGTAGCTTAGTCTTCCCACTCTTCTAACAAGCTCTCAAGGTTAGCAGGTGTTTCTACTTTCTTAGCGGCTAACTCACGTTTCTTAGGTTCTTCCACTGGTGCTTCCACAACTGCTTTTGGTTCAGGTCTCGATACTGGAGCAGGTGTAGGTGCGCCACCTTTATCTAACGATGTTGGGTCTAAGTTAATGGCATTTAGCGCATCGGTTGATTTGCCTTTTTCTTTTGTGAAGTAATACTCTTCTTCAGTTAAAGGGCGCACAGCACGGAAAGCCAGCTTGGGTGTAGGAGAATTTGTATCAAATCTCGCCTCTGTTACAACCCCTGAGATACGCACGTTATTTGCTTTTAAGAACTGCGCATAAGCAATCAAGGGCAGTTTACCATTCTCACCTGAACCAAACAGAGACTGCGCTGGTACTACGAGCTGATATACATCCGCTTCTTCGCGCATATCGTTCTCAAGCATGACAGCCAGTCTACGACTAAAGCGGCAAGCTCTACTATTATTCGCACCAGACCCCGCGATGTTTTGTGGGCAGACAGCGCAAGTATTCGCTTGTGGTTCCTCGATGTTCGCGTCAGGCTTTGTGCCATCAATACTTGAGCAGGTTGGGCGTAGTGCTTCACCTTCCACATAAGACTTCGAGTAAAATGTTCTGGTGTTACTAGGTGATGCCGCAACTACGATGAAGTTCATTGCACGCTCTTCATTCTTCGAGATTTCTTTACCATTAATCATCATGCGCCAAACGCCCCCTTTAATAGAGATACGTTTGTACTGGCTGCTATTACCCGCAAGGGTATCGGTTAGGTCGTCTGTTACATCTCTTAAATATGTAGGTACGCTAGCGCCGTTTGAAAATAATGTCATGTTACTCATAGTATTTCTCCAGTATTAAATGTTGTCGTAATCTAAATTTTCTTCATCAGCGTCGTGTGAATCTTGCTCGTCCACATCGTCATCCTCTTCTTTAGGTTCTTCCCCTAAATCTTTTTCAGCAAACCGATTAATGAAATCCTCGATTTGCTCTCTGCTAAATCTAAGTGCTCTACCTAGTTTTACAGCTTTAATATCGCCACTTCTTACATATCTACGTACCGTTTCTGGGCATACTTGCAAGAAGCTTGCTAGTTGGTCTACGGTTAATAATTGTTCTTTATCCATTTCGTGCTCTCACTACTCTAATTGTATATCGACTATCAGAATTCAACCCTTTAGGGACGCTCTCTGGGTTCTCGTTTAAAAATGCTTTTATATTACCTTGATGGATGCGCTGCTCCAGCAAGTTTACCGCGTCATTCTCCTTAATAAACTCATACATTGAAGCCCAGTCACTCGTCCAATAACGAGTTGTAACGGACCTAGATACAGTACCAGCAGTGGTACGCATACTTTCAACACCTGTGTCCCTACATATATCAAGCAGTTTTCCAGTCACCAATTCTAACTGTTCTTTAAGCCTGCCGTCTTCTTTTTCGTAATCTTTTTGTATCTGCGCCCGTTTATCTCTTATCTTTACATAGATTTCAACGAGCTTTTCCGCTGTTACACCAGTCATAAATGCCTCCAATTAAACCACCCCGTTTCGTGGGGGAACCGTATCTTTCAACGATAGTGTTATTATAGTGATACTCTAAACTATTGTCAACTATTATTTACTACTTAATCATCTTCTTCATCTTCACCACTTAGCTCCTTAGCAAACAAGTATAAGACAACAAGTGATGCCGTTAAAAGCCCTATAGCGAGTATGGTGAGTATAGGTAGTAAGGTAAGAATCGGCATTAAGCCTCCCTAGAGTGTGAGCACATCTTTATATAATCCTAGCAAATCATCTAATAAATTCCCCTTATGTTCAAGTGTTTTGTAAAATCTTTCTTCTACTGGCGATCCGCACAAGTGTATAACAGTGCATGGCGCATCTTGACCCGCACGATGAACCCTATCATTTGCCTGCAAGTATGTCTCAACAGATGGCGTCGGTGTCCACCACACAACAACATTAGCCGCTGTAAGGGTAATCCCATGACTCGCACTTCGTGGTTGCAGAATAAGCACACGTGGTTCTGATGTACTTTGAAACTCCTCTACGAGCGCAGAGCGTTTAGTCAGTGACACCTGCCCGTGAATAACCCCAACAGAAATGTTGTTTCGCTTCATTAAATCCTCAAGCATGGATATGGAGTGCCTAAACGTGGCGAACACAATCACCTTTTTACTCGCTTCCTCAATAATATCAAGTAGTGCTTCCTGTCTGCTGCTACAGTCGAACTCGATTACCTCTTTGTTATCTGAGTAGGCGTTGCCTGATGCGATTTGCAATAATTTACTAAGGTTAACAGCCGCGTTTGCTGTGGATATTTCTTCCCCTGCGGCTTCGATAATCATCTGCTCTTTAAGTAGCTTATAGTATTTCTTCTGTTGCGCTGACATAGGCACTTCTCGCGTTATGTACATACGCGGTGGCAAATCAAGGCACTCTTCTTTAGTATAACGTATCGCTGGTTGCAGAACCTTAAACACCATGTCCATTGCATTCTGGCGCGGTACATATTTAAATTGCGTGACCTTGAGCATTACATCATCTCTGAACGCATTATAAAATTTAGGCACACTACTTGGGTTCATCAGTTTAGCAAGACCATACGCATCTGTAGGTAGCTGGGAGGCAGGTGAGCCTGTTAGACCCCAAAGCCATGTATTAGCCTTAACCAGTTTGTTCATTGCTTTCCAGCGGCGTGTCTGTGCATTTTTATAGTGGTTATACTCATCGATAACAATAAGGTCAAAGTCAGCTCTATCGATTGCATCCATGACTGAGCAGATACCATCATAGTTAATAACCACAATTTCACTATGCCCTTTAATCACCGATTCGCGTACATCCTTTGTGCCGTGCGCAATACCAACCGACCTATGCAT